CTCGGCAACTCGTCGGAAGCTCTCGGCTATCTTGGTTCACCGGAGATGCTGGTTCGGTTCTTCAAGAACGAGCAGAACAATTCTGATCAAAAGAGCAAATGGGTTGGCAAGGGCGGTGGGACTCCGAAATGGAGATTCAAGGGCCACGCGGAGGAGCATTTCTGGCGTTGGGTATGCTCTTGGGCACGGGCTGGACGAAAGCCATCTGATGTTGGTCAGTTCTCGGACGAGAAGTTCATTCTGCCCGGCCTGATTCAACGCGACTGGATTGTGGAGCCCAGGTCGTTGCCCGAAGGGAAACTATTTCAAGTTCCAGCTTTCAGCCTCTATGAGCAGCGCGAGGAGAGGCGCAGGACGATTCGCGAGCGGTGTGAGAAGGTTGCAGAATTGGTGTCGGAAAAGAGCCAGCGGCCGGCTGCCGTTTGGTGCCATTTGAATCCCGAGGGGGATCTTCTGGAGAAGATGATTCCCGACTGCATCCAGGTCAAGGGTGCCGACAGCGACGATGAGAAGGAAGAGAAGTTGATGGCTTTCACCAACCTCCAAGCCGACTGCATCGTGAGCAAGAGCCAGATCGCCGGATGGGGCCTTAACTGGCAGCACTGTTGGCACCAGACCCACTTTCCAACCCATTCGTTCGAGCAATGGTTTCAGTCCGTGCGCCGCTCTCTGCGCTTCGGTCAGACGCGAAAAGTCTTGCTCGATCTGATTTCAACCGAGGGCGAGAAGATCGTGATGGATAACCTGAAATCCAAAGCTGTCGCCGCTGACAGGATGTTTGATAGGATCGTGGCGCTGATGAGCAAAGAGCTGAAGATAAATCGCCGGGAGCAGTTTGATGAGGCCGAGATGATCCCGGCCTGGATGTAGGAGAGGTGGTCATGGCCGTTCAAGAGCAAAAAGTGACGGAACGATATGCGGTCTACCTCGGGGACGCCATCGAAGTTCTGAAGAACTTCCGAAAGGAATCCGTTCACCTTTCGATCTACTCCCCGCCGTTCGCCACTTCCGGGGGTGCCCTTTACAGGTATTCATCGAGCGAACGAGATATTTCAAACTCGTTGAGCTATGAGCAATTCTTCGATCATTATAGCTACCTAATGCATGAAGTGTGGAGGCTGACCATGCCGGGGCGAATCAGTGCGGTCCACTGCATGGACATCGCTTCTGGGAATACGGGCAACGATCATTTGACCGACTTCCCCGGTGACATTATCCGTCTCCACGCGGGCTGCCGCGAAAAAAACTGCAAGGCGAATCACTACGACCGCACGAGCGGAAAATGCGGACACGGCCTCTGGCATCACACCGGGCGCTACTGCGTCTGGAAAGAACCTCTCAAGGTGAGGAACAGGACGATGGCCAAGCATCTTTTCCACAAGGTTGCCGTGGAAGATTCGGCGCGTTGCAGCCCGGCTCTCGCCGATTATGTTCTGATTTTCAGAAAGAAGGGTGACAACGCGGTCCCGATTGCTCATCCACGCGGCCTGATCTATTATGCCGGAGAGCGCAAGCCCCCGGCAGACGTGCTTCATTACAAGGGCTGGAAGGGGGATCAGATTCAGAACAGATACTCGCATTGGATTTGGCGTCAATATGCGTCTGCCTTTTGGGATGACATCCGCGTTGATCACGTTCTGAAGCACCGGCAGGCTAGGGACGAGCAGGACGAGGACCATGTTCATCCGCTCCAACTGGACGTCATCGACCGGATCGTTACGCTCTGGTCGAATCCTGGAGAGACCGTGTTGAGCCCATGCGCGGGAGTAGGCAGCGAAGTCTACGGAGCTCTGTGTAATGATCGGAGAGCCATCGGCGTGGAACTCAAGCCGTCCTATTATCGGATGATGCTGAAAAACATCTCTGAGGCTAAAGTTCGGGAAGATGATGACGAGCCGACCTTCAGTTTTTACGAGAAATCAACAGAGGGGGAAGTTGAGGATGTCGAAGCTGAAGAGGCCGAAGCAACCGCCTAAAGAGAAAAGCATGTGCGAATGCGGCGAGGGGTTTGATGTGATCTCGGAATCTCCACGCTTGGCCATGATGCAGTGCATTAACAAAAAATGTAATAATTTTGGCAGAACGGCCATCGGTCCTAACCTGAGCTATCTGGAACTGTTGAACAGAATGGAGCGGACGACATGAAGATCACTCAAGAGCAGAAAGGGTTCAACGAGGACATGATTCACCGCAGCGATCTGCTGCACAAAGCTATGGATCCTCCTGGGGAAGCGGGAAAGGCCCCTAGGATGCCATTTGCCAGCGTCAGGAGCCAATCCTAGGCGTTGTCGGGCAAGAACTATAGCAAGGGCCAAGCAAGAAAGGACGGAGACATGAGAATTTGCAGATGGTGCCAAGCAGCTTTTGAGCCAAAAGCAAAGAATCAACTCTCATGTTGCCCGCAGCACACGGCGGCATACTGGGCTTGGAAGCGTCCGGTAGCCAGGATAAGGCGCAAAGCCATGAACAAGAGGATCAGGAAAGGGGTTTCAGGAGGGAAGCGTCTTGTTACAAGGGCTGGACTCAGCCTTGCGGCTGATTGGTTGGCTGAAAAGTGGAGGGTAACCAACGGAATCCGCTTGGAGTGCGGATAAACAGAAAGTCCATTATAATGGACTCGGAGAACAAACCATGGCGATCACGATGCAGATAAGCCTGCCGGGATTCACGACGAAGGCCCAGCAGAAGTTCAACAAGAGGTCGGGCCAGCTCGTGGCGGCCCTGAATCAGCGGATGCGCAAGAAAGGATTCTCCGGTAATCTTCCTCTGAAGAAGGGACGCGAGATTCTGGCGTCGGGCGTTGGTCAGCCGTGCAAGTTCTGCGGAGAGCGGATCAAGATCAGCACGATGAGCCCGGATCATCCGATGCCGATAGCGCGGGGTGGTGATCCCTGGACGATGGAGTGCATCTGCATCTCGTGTCAGAGAGAAAAGGGAGAACTCACGGCCGAGGAGTTCGCGCAGTTCCTGGCGGACGTCAGGAAATACTCGCCGGAAGCTCAGGCGGATATTCATCAACGGATGAGGGCTGGAGGGGCGTTCGCTAAGATGCAATTCGCCATGCGTCGAATGATGGCAAGCAAGGACAAGATGCGCGAAGCATTGCCCGGTCAAGTGTAGGCAGAATGAGTTATGAGCGAGAGCTGTGGTAGATGCCCTCGTTTCCATGAAGGTGATCCAGGAGGCCAAGAAATGATCAAAGATGAGAGGTTTGAACAATGGTGGCGAGAATGGGTAGCTGTTCCGTACATGCAATCTAAGGATACGGCAAGAGCGGGTTGGGACGCTGCTATAGCCGAGATGCAGAAGCCCCAGGATCTCTCGACCTGCCCAGTGGGGCATTCGAGGGCGGAGCTGAGAAACATTGATATGGGCCAGCACACTACAAAAAAAGGAGATAATCCCCCGACGCGGGCTACTTTTATGTGCTGCGGAGCTTGCCTTGACCAAGCTGAGGCCGTCACCAAGGCCGAAGCCGTGACCGTGGAGAGGTGCTCAATACTAGTGTGCGCCCTCTGTACAGAAGGCAATCCTGTTGAGTGGCAAGAGTCCAAGCAGCGTTGGATTCACCGGGATACCGGCATCACGGTAAAGTGTGGAGCATCTGAGATTCGCTCCCTCCGCCCTGACCCGGACTTCCTGAACCGCGTGCGGCTGGAGGCGAGGCTGGAAGAGGCCAAGCTGGGATTGCATTACGCCAGTTGTGATCCTAGTCAAGGGGGATGCTGGCAGGAACGGCGCATTGCCGACCTCAAGCGCCAGATCAGGGAGGAGGGGGTGCAAAGTGGCGGTAAGCCCAGGTAAGCCGTACGGGAAAGAGAAAGGGTGGCGAAGCATGTCGATGAGTGAAAGAGAACTTCAAATCCAAAAGTTTGAGGAAATCTGCCGTCTAACCGCAGAGCTTGCTAAGTCAAAGTTCCAGTTGGCAGCGGCGCAACGTGAGCTTGGCAAGGCTGCTTCCAATTCTGTGAGGTTTTGTATCGAGCTTCAGCGGGCGCAGGATGAAGTGAAACGCCTCATCAAAGCCAACGAGAAGTTACATGCGAAGTGCGCGGAGATGCGACAACACCTGGTCCTTCCAGCCATCAATCGGAAAGGATTCTACTGCGTCGTGTGCAATAACGGCCAACCCCGTGACGAGGGTGAGGTCGCGTGTACCCAGGATGGAACCGAAAAGCACTCTGCCGAGTGCATTCTTGCCGGCGACAACCCCGGCGCGGCTCTGCTGAAGGAACTAACGGCGCTCAGGCGGGTGAGGGATGCCCTGGAAAGCCTAATGTCTCTCTTAGAGTTGGAACTTACAGGCTTTCCTAAGAATGTTCCGAAGTCCACATGGGCAGCGCAATGGGATGTTGTCTGTGAGGCTTTGGCTACGTGCCCCAAGGCAAAGGAATGACCCCCCGATAGGGTTATGGGAAAGGCTGACACGTTTTGAGCATGGACACTTCCGGAGCCTATACCCGTTTGCAAAGATTGTGCTCCGAGCTGGCAGTTCCCGATTCAGGTTCCGTTTCAGGTACGGTAGTGGCTGCTGACATAGGAGAATCTAATGGCAAAACGAATTCAGCGGAAACGCACAAAGGGCTGGAGGATGCCCGAGGGCGTTGTCTACGTTGGGAGGCCGTCCAAATGGGGTAATCCTC